AAAGGGAAGGCCATCAGCCGGCCAACGTATTTGTGATGTGCGAGAAAACTCCTGAACAATTCAACTCGTTTGTTCTGACCAGGTGGAACTTTAAAAGACCGAACTACACCTCAGACTACACGCAATATGACCAGTCACAAGATGCAGCCTTTTTGAACTTTGAGCTGAGGAAAGCTAGACACTTTGGAATTCCGCCTGAAATTGTTGACTTCTACGCATTCATCAAAACACATGCCAAAACTTTCCTAGGAAACCTTGCTATAATGAGATTAAGTGGCGAGGGGCCCACTTTTGATGCCAACACGGAGTGCAATATAGCATACGATGCCCTTAGGTTCCAAGTGGACCCCACAGTGAACGCCTGCTACGCGGGGGACGACTTAGTGAGAGACAAAGCCTGTGAAGAACGACCAGGGTGGAAATATGCAGAACCTCTGTTTTCACTGAAAGCAAAGCCTTTGGTAACCAACAAACCTGACTTTTGCGGCTGGCGGCTCACCAAGTACGGCATTGTTAAGTCTCCCGTGCAGTTATACCAATCTTTACAACTGGCGTTGAGACTCGGGAAAGTGGAGGAAGTCAAGCGTAGCTACGCTATCGACTATCTGTTTGCATACCGGCTTGGCGATCAGTTATACGACGTGTTTGATGAGAATGAAATGGAAAAACACCAGCTAGTCACCAGGACCCTAATAAAGAAAGGAATGCAACCCCCAAGCTCTGGCGACCACCTACCAGTATTCCATGTAACATCTGATAGGCTAATCCGCGACCCCAGCGCTAAGAGAGTGTCAACGTATGATTACGATAGCGTCTTTATACCGTTCGAACTAATTGACGACCATTTTACGCCAAATTCAAGTCGAGCGGACAGGGAAGACATGAACAATGTAAGGGACGCCCAAATTCAAAACCACACCACCTCGTCTGGCTCTCTAGAAGGTGGAGAACCGCTACTGACTGACCTCTTTCCACAACTCACCTCTCTGTAGATGCGTAATTGTGTTTAACTAATTAATGACATTAGGACAGATAGACTAACTACTACGTAAATCCAATGCCTGACAGTTATGTTCTAGATTAGTTTGAAATGAAGATTGACTTGACACTACAGATAGTATCTAACCACGGCTTTGAGCGTACGGAAATACCCATTAGAGAGCCCATTGTTATCCACGGGGTACCTGGTTCTGGCAAATCCACTCTAGTCAAAACGTTGTTGAAATTCCAATCCACAGTTGCCTGTACGCTCGGGGCATCCTACGGTCGCACACTCGCATCGCCCGGAATCACAACGCCTGAGCTCTCCCCTGCCTTGACAGACTACGAAACCCGGATCCTTGACGAATATCAGTTGGGTGACGAATCTATTGCGGCGCCCTTCAACATTCTGGTAGGAGACCCCTTCCAAGGCAATTTGCAATATACAGCTCACTTCGTCAAACGTAATTCGCACAGAGTACCCAGAACTGTTTGTGACTTTTTAGCTACACTTGACTACGACATTACTGGGACCTCAGAAGGCGACGTTATACAACTTCCACTTTACAGCAGCAAGCCGTCCCCACCCTTAGGACAAGTTCTTCACCTGGGACCGGTTTCCCGCCAACTGACTAAGAGTCACAACGTGTGTTCACGGGCTCCCTCAGAAGTTCAGGGCTTAGAGTTCGACGAAGTTACCCTGGTTTACCACTCCACTGAATTTCAAAAAGATCGTGTCGGGTTCTACATTGCAGCCACTCGAGCTATCAACCGCCTCAACCTCGTAACGGACACTCACTTGCCCCAGATAGCCAATCGCTGACAACTACAGGTAGATGAGTTTTGCCCCTCCCCCAGACTACTCTAAGGTATACATCACACTTGCAGGAGGTTTCGCTGCCGGAATATTGATTTACACCCTTAGGTCCAACCAATTACCGCACGTTGGAGATAATACACACAACCTGCCACACGGCGGACGTTATTGTGACGGCAATAAGCAAATCCATTACTACAGGCCCAATTCTGGCGGCCAACACGGAGGATCGTTCATCCCTTTGTTCTTCATACTCATCCTCTCATTGGCTATATTACTGCTTAGCCGTCCTCGCCGCCGCCTTTGCGTACGCTGCTCTGAACCTCATTAACGGACCACAACGCGGTTGCATAATCACAGTCACAGGTGCTTCAGTGCAAGTGTCTAACTGCCCTCTTGAGCACGTGCCTACCATTGTAGAATCTTTTAGTTGGAGCAAACATGGTCATTGTAACTACTCTCCACATAGACCGGGCACGTGAACTGATCATCACAAATACAAATAGTTGCAGAGATACATTGATCAACCAAATACAGGCATTGGGGCTGGAACTGCAAACCACTGTTTCCAGGTTGGACAATTTCTACTTAGCAACTACCACCAGCTGGCAGCTCATCCGCGAGCGTCTGTGTGACACCAGTTCGAGTCCTAACGCGAATCTTGACACAGCACCTTCAGAAGCGAGGTCAGAGACACCTAATACTCCCGTCACAAATCTCCAACGCACTTTCTTCTCAAATGCGAATATTGCCTTGGATGCCACCCGCACGCTACTGGGATACGTTCCTCCTGCTAGATACGATGTGCCGCCGATCACGCTGCCCTTGGACGAATTGTATGGGCAACTTCACGCCTTACACCAAAATTCCTTAGAGTGGCTCACACATATTAATCACAATGTGGACTCAATCCTTGATATGCTCAACCCGAGCAAACTGCCATCACAAGATACGACACCGAGTCGGTTAGGTGAAATGCTAGCCACTCTAACTGGGAAAATTGACGGCATATACTCAACACTACAATCATCAAGGACTGACCTCAACATCCCAAGCTCTTCAAGACCTGCTAGCAGGCTCGAAGTCGTTGAGCATAGT